GTTATGAATATTTCATCATTATGACAATCCTGCTATTCATATTTTCAAGCAAAGTATAAGTATCTGTATCTGCAATATCCTCCTTGTCAGTAGAAGCAGTATAATTTAAAACATTCGACTCTTTATTAACATCCGCTACTATAATCTCACGCGATTGTTGCGAATTATTCTCAGATAGTAAACGCATTCTGTCTTCTATATATATATCGTCCGCATTATCGACCTCAATAGTCGTGCTGGTAAGCATATTGATTTTATGAACACCTGTTAGAGGAACAGATAATATGAAGTTTAATGCATCTAATGTTATTGTGTTTGGATTGATATTATTCATGTCATGATTCCTATAACTATACGTAATAATGTCGTTATTATGAACTACCGTATCTAATAACAAGGTTGCGAAACAACCTATACCACCTTCTACATCAGAGAAGTGGGTAGTTTTAAACTGCTTAACGAATACTAAGATATACGGTTCATTTATCTTGGTCCTTGTAGTGAAAGACACACACTCTATGTTTAGATTACTTACAGTGACAGGATCTTTAAATTTGAAGTATATATCTCCGTGAGAAGGTGTTCTTTTTTGAGAGTCGAGGATGAGTGTTTTTGGCATCAATTTTGGCATCAATTTAGACATCAACTGTGGCGCTTTGTCTGTTATATCCACTTCTGCTTTGTCTGTTGTAGTATCTTCTTTAAATGGTTTTGCGGTGTTAGTGTTCTCGTCGACGACATATTTCTTCAATATAGAAAGGATTTTCTGATGAGCCACGGTGGTATTCTCTAATACCTTTGCAAATTTTGGGTTGTTCTTTACAGACGCTATGATCTTATAAATGATTGGAAGAATCTCAAAGGATACATTGATTTCGTTTTTTTGAATGAATTCGTTTATTTCGCGCTCTATTAACTGAATAAATTGGACGGTAAATATATTCAAGGAGCTCGTCATGTTTATGATACTTATATAAAATTCTTTTAAATAATTAAACATAGGCATAATGCAGAATAACTTGATAATTTCAAATTCTCAAGAGTTCTTTAAAGAGCACGCTTTAATAAAGCCACCATCCGTGAGCTCTTCTGACATCCCTAAGAGATATTATCGCTACGTCATAGACAGCAGAGATAGAAACCTACACTATTTCAAAAGTCCTAACAAATATGAGATTAAGCTGAGCGAGGATATTCATGATGTTCAGAGCGTAGAACTCATCAGTTCTGATGTCCCCTTCACTAAGTATCTCATCAACCAACACAACAATACCTTCGGACTTAAAGTCAACTCCATTGATAAGAGCTTCGAAATTCCTATAGGAGATTACGCCACGGGAGAATCGATCGTCGCCGTGCTTAATACAGCTTGTCCAGTTGCTAACATCATATTCACTTTCAATACCATCAACAGTAAAATATCTGTAACTAATAACACTGGGTCGAACGCTATTTTGTTATGTAAGGGGTCATCTGAGAGGAAAAATGATTTTGCTGAACTGTCGCCCACCTATAAATCTCGATTGATGAAAATTGTTGGCTTAGACATTGATGACATCATCATTCCTAACACTGTGACATACTCGTTTCCCTATAAAATTAATTTGAGAAATGATAAGTATATCATCATGAATATGGCACAAGCAAAGGTTAATGTAAGTGAGAATAATCCCACGAATAAAAGTTTTGCCATCATCAAGAAGGATGAATTGGAAAATAAATTCATCGAAACTAACTATAAAAAGTATTTTAATCCACCTATAAACAGCTTAACTACTCTATCACTGAGCTTCTATGACTACGATGGTAACCTTTATGATTTTCAGAATCAAGATCATATGATCGAATTACTGTTCTGTTGTTTTAAACAGACACGCTGTTACAATGATATTTATAATTCTGTCAATATATAAACGATTCAATACACTGATTTTGAAAAAAACAACGTATATTATTAATTATAGGGATGTCGTCATCATCCATGGAAGTCTTTTGTAAAGAAATTTGCACCTATTTTGAAAAAAACTATGATGAGAACATGCTCATATCACTCATCATCAGAGATATATATCTAAATGATATTATATACTTGGAACCCTTTGACAAATGGAAAGAATATGCCTCTAAGAAAAAAACTTGGGAGGACTTTAACATGGACTTTGAAAAAAAGATCATCAAAGTATGCACGATATTTGATAAGTTGATAGATCATCTCGTAAACATCGATTACAAAAATGACAAAAAGAAGATGATAATGATGCAAATTTTGAAAATATCCAAATTCATATACTCTAAGAAGTATGATGTCCAACGAATACTCAACAACTGTAAGTCATTGTTCTCAGTGAGTTAGACAAGCAATGGTTTAAGTATAAGTATCGCGTTTATAATAGAATTCCTGTCTTTTCTTAAAGATCATGTCATCATTCAATTTTTCATTTATTATTTTATCAAATGTCTTCTTTTTATTCATCATGCTGATGATGAAATGCATTGAGAACATTCCACATTCCGTGTTTTTAAACTGATGTCTGACTGTGTTGATCTTAAGCTTGAATCTCGACATCACACTTGGTGTGCCAGCGAACTGAGACTGTATAGAAGCATGCAACTTTTTGATATATTCAAAAGGTTCAGAAGCGTTAGAATCATAATAGTAGAAACCAAACTTATTACTTCTGGGATTGGTGCATACATATACTGCGACCCAGTGTGATCCAGAGGCATAGTGTGGGTCCGTGTTGAAAACGATTCCCAACTCAGTGATACCTTCTGCCTTCAAGCGCAGAACATCAAGATTGCATAACTCTTGTGCGACACACACGTTCATAGCCAACTTATAATCATAGTCGCTTGGGAATACTCCTAAGAATTTAAAAGAGCTGGTTTCGTATTGTTGCATCACTTTCTGAATATCGAAATTACTCAACCATTCTCGCGGATTATTTTTCCACGTAGATGGCATATCTGGTCTGAAGAGCTCTTTGGCGTCCTTCATCTTATTAAACTGTTGCCAACACTTTTCATCATTCGTCGCGCACTCAGAACTCAATCGTGAGTTTATAGCGTTCCACAAATCTGTTTTCTTACGATGAATCGTTATTTTTTTTACAGGAGTGCTCTTATTGAAATTCGTCGCAATGTGTTTGAGTTGTTCATAAGTGAAGCAGGAATTATCTCTTGTCTTCACATATGGAGCACATGAACTCATCTTGAAATATGCGTAGAAAAAATGATTGTTTATAAAATTAAAATATTAATTTAAAAACTTTTTGATATTATAATATAATGTCGGATATGATATCCTTTCTCGCTAAGTTCAAAGTTATGAAAGGGGATGACCTGTCTCATACTAGCATGGGTCACCCCTCTGGGTCATACTACATACCGTATGATAATACACAAGAATTCATCAGACTTTATTATGAACATTTAGAAAAGGGGGGTAATCTGCATCTCACGGAAAAACACAAACATATTAGCCCTGTATTAATTGATCTTGATTTCAGATATAATAAGCAATCAGATGGAGTCAGCAGAGTTTACACTCAAAAGCACTTAAAGGATTTTACCACGGCGTATATGAAATGTCTCAATGAATACGTGGAAGTGAAAAATGACACCCTAATTTATGTTTTAGAGAAACCCTCGGCTCATTACGACGCCGAGAAGAACATCGTAAAGGATGGTATTCATATTATTATTCCGAGCATAGTCACAACTCCAACAGTGCAGTTCCAAGTTCGAGACATGGTGTTAAAATCCGACATTATACCGACTGTATTTAAAGACTGCAAATTCACTAATATTGCACAAGATATTTTCGATCATAACGTCATTCAGAAGAACAATTGGATGATGTATGGAAGTTCTAAACCCAATAGCGTACCTTATAAGGCTACTCAAATCTTTATCTTTAAGGGACAGAATCATGAGCTAAAAGTCATTGAGAATTATAAGGAAGATACTCTATTTTTAATAAGAGAATTATCTATTCGAAATAAACCTGAAAAAACAAATATAAAAATTGATAAATTAGATGAAATTAATAAATTAGAATCTGCTTTAATGGAGGAAGAAAGAAAGCGCAATGCCTTGAGCATGGCGACACAGGAAAATAGAAACAAAAGCGTGAAGACGACAGAGGACATTGAAATTGTCAAGAAATTTGTTAATATTCTGTCTGATAAACGCAGCGAGTCCTATGAAGACTGGATAAGAGTTGGTTGGTGTCTAAGGAATATCGATAATGAGTTACTGGATGCTTGGATCGAGTTTAGCAGACAGTCTGCAAAATACTCTGAGGGTGAGTGTGAGAGGCTTTGGGATAAGATGAAAGAGGGAGGTCTGGGTATCAAGACACTGCACATGTGGGTTAAGAATGATGATCCTGAGGGCTATAATAATATCATGCAGAGCAGTGGGAGGATGCTTCTCATAAATAGCTTGAATACAGCTACTGATTGGGATATTGGTCTTGTCATTAAACATTACTACCAACATCTTTTCAGGTGCACAAGTATCAAGCAAGATATATGGTATTATTTTCAGAATCACAAATGGAACAAGTGTGAGAACGCATACATGCTGAGAAATAACATCTCTACAACTGTGTATGAAATGTATAACAACTATGTGAAAGAGTGGCGTATGGCGAAGATTGAGAGTCAAGAGCCTCCTGATAACTATGAGAAAGAGAATAAAAATAAACAAACTATCGTTAATAACTTCAAGAGCACGAATTTCAAAAGCAAAATAATGAAGACTTGTGCTGATCTGTTTCACGAGATCACTGTTGCCGAGGAATTTCACAAGTCTCTGGATTCCCAGGAGCAGTTGCTATGCTTCACCAACGGTGTCTATGATTTAGACAACGGGGAGTTCAGAGAAGGTCGTCCAGATGATTACGTATCTCTAAGCACAAACATAGAGTATATCGAATATGATGAGAATGACCCTGTGTATGAAGAAATTAACAAATTTATGTGTGAAGTGCAACCTGATAAGGAAAAGCGCGATTATATTTTGCAAACTTTAGCTAATTCGCTACATGGATCTAATCGTGAAGAGAAGGTCTATTTCTGGACTGGTGAGGGTGGTAACGGTAAGAGTAAGTTGTATTCCCTTCTTGAGAATTGTATGGGTGAATATGCCGCGACTATTTCCGTATCGTATCTCACTTCAAAGAGGGCGGCTTCTAATGCGGCGAGCCCAGAGATGGTAAAGGCTATTGGCAGGCGTTTTGTTGTATTTCAGGAACCAGAGCCTGATGAAAAGATAAACGTCGGTATTATGAAAGAGATTTCTGGTAAGGATATGATTCCTGTGCGTGGCTTATATAAAGACGCTGATGCTTTTAAGCCTCAGTTCCAAGTTATTTTCATTTGCAACCAGTTGCCTTCTCTGCCAGCTGATGATGGTGGAACGTGGCGCCGCGTGAGAAAGATTACGTTTGATTCTAAATTTGTTGATGACCCTAATCCAAATGATCCAAATGAGTTTATGATTGACCAAGATTTAGATAAGAAATGGCCAGAGTGGAAAGTTCCATTTATGTCTCTCCTTATTCATTATTACAACAAGTATAAGGGAAAACACATCAAGGAACCGTTGGATGTTGTGAATGCAACGAAAGAGTATCAAAATACCAATGATCACTACATAGATTTCATTGAGAATCACATCGAGAAGCAATCTGACATCGATGGCGAGTATATATTAGAGTTCTCTGCTGTGTTTGATGAGTTCAAAGAGTATTGTATCAACTGGAGTAAGGGTAGAACTGTTATCAAGAGAGATTGTCTGCAAAAAGCAGTTGAGAAACGGTTTGGTAAGGGAAAGAAGATCAGAAATAGGATTACCTGGAAGGGCTTGCGTCTGATTAAAATGACTACCAATCGAATGCAAGAGGATGATGAATAATATCAAAACAACAATATTAACAATATTAACAATATTAACAATTAACACTTATTGTTATAAAGGGCTATAATAAATTGTAATGCGGATGATAAAAAAATGATATCAATTTAGAAATAAATTAAAAGATATATAATATAAAATAATGAATATCGAATCGCAAGAAATCGTGCGCAGTTTTGTTATAGTCAAGGAGATGCTATCCGACAGAGGTATAGACATCAAAAACCTTGAAGGATATTCCGACTATGAACTCATACAGCTCATGAATATCAATGCAAAAATCGGCAACATATTTCAAATTAAAGTCAATTCAACTATGAAAATAATCTATCACATGAAGCCCAAATTCATGAAGCAAGACCTGAAAAAGTTTCTTGGCGCGCAAGAGGACGAAAGCGATTTAAAGCACATTATTTTCATTTTCAAAGATAAGATC